TGAATATATTAGTATAATTGATGATTATGCTGGTGTTGGTGGATCTGGAGCTAGTAGTGTTATAGTTTCTTATGTTGGTCCTGGTGTAGATGGTAATAGCATTGCTGTTACTATTGAACCATTTAGTCTTTCTGCTGATTGGAAATTTGCATATGATAATTATCCTTCTTCAGCTCATGCGGCTTCTGCTGCTTCATTAGAAAATGCTGAAATTGAAAGATGGTATCCAATAGCAAGTCAAGTATTTAAATTGAATGTGTATACAAAATCTACTGATAAAAACTGGGAAGACTATTTTAAAACCGAAGCTGAAAGAACTGCTAAAACACTTTATATTTCTCCAACAGAATCATTTTATGGTTCGATTGACGAAGATCTTAAAGACGGTAATAATAATGATCTCTTTATTGAGAATATTGTCAACGGAGTTTCAAAATACATTTATATAAAGAAAGGTGTTACATTAGCAGTTAATCATTTTGATTATGTTAATAGTGTAAGTGATGTTTCAGCGTTACCTGATGCAGAAGATACTAACGGCGATACTTATGTTAAATACGATATGACAACAGCCGGTTCTTCAACTAATAGACTAGCTATTCTATCAGGTGGAGCAAGCAGCCAGAGTAACGGCCTTACTGATACTGCCGGTTGGACAATTTTTGAAGATAGAGAAAACGCAAATGTTAATATCTTAATTGGTACATCATATAGCACAACAGTAAAACAAGAAATTGCCAGAATCGCATCAGTTCGTGCAGACTGTATTGCTGTGGTTCCTGCAGGTCAATTAAATAACGATACGGTAGCAGATGTTAAAGTTACTGAAGAATATGGTTATAGAAGTCCTTCATATGTTGCTATCTATGCGGGATTTTCAAAAGTATATGATAAGTACAACGACAAATATCTATATATACCTAATTCAATTTTTGGTGCGGCTTTAATGGCAAGAGTTGATAATGTTGCTAATCCTTGGGATGCTCCTGCCGGTACTAATAGAGGAGTTTTACCTGTAGTAGATCAAAGAAAAATTTGGACAGAAACCGAAATAGGGGATCTATACGAATATAATATTAACGTACCAAAACTTGTTAGAGGTTATGGCCATGTTATGTGGGGTCAAAAGACAGGGCAGTTGAAAAAGTCAGCGCTTGATAGAATTAACGTAAGAAGAGGTTTACTATATATTGAAAATAATGTTGAGATTGCATTACTACCGTTCTTGTTTGAAAATAATACTGCTAGAACAAGATTACGTGTGTTTAGTGTAGTTGATTCATTCTTAGCATCTGTACAAGCAGCTGGTGGATTAACTTCTTATAAGGTAGTATGTGACGAGACAAATAATACAAGTACTGTTATAGATTCTAATCAATTAAATGTAGATCTGTACGTGGCCAACGCACGCACAATTGAATTTATAAAATTAACTACAGTAGTAACACGTACTGGTATTTCATTTGAAGAAGTACAATTAGTGACTGCGTAATAAAAGAACACGTTAGGAGGATTAAATGGGCAATTTTACAATAGAAAATCGTATGCGTGGATTAAAAGATATTCAACGTACTTGGATGTGGGAGCTTGTTATCCCAGATATTACTAAAGTAACCGGCGGAGTAATTCAAAACGTCGAAGATTTGATAGTACGTTGTAGAACTGCTGTTATTCCAGCTAGAGGTACTGAAGGAATACAAAGTAGTTTTATGGGAATGACACAGTGGTTTCCTAGCAAGCCTACATTTACGCAGACGTTTGATGTAACCATAGAGGAAACGGAAGATCAAATAGTTCATAGGGCATTAACTGCATGGTCTGATATACTTTTCAATACGGATCCGACTGCTTATATGGCTGGTTCATCAACAAAACCTTTAAAGAGAGATATGGCAAAGGATATATTTTTGGTTATGTATAAGTATAATCAAGGTGAATTACAAAAGAGAATTAGATTTTATAATGCATATCCTGAGAATGTTGGTGATGTAACATTGGATTATACTGATAATGCATCAGTTAAATTTTCCGTAGTTTTTCGTTATGATTTTTGGCGTTTAGTTTAATATTATCTTCAAAAAAATACTTCTATAAATACTGTAGAGGATCTAGGTCCTCTACAGTTTTCTACATAAAACAAAGTTAGGTAAAAGATGCCAAAAGGGATTAACGCGTTGGAGCTTCAGAAATTTTTTAGGTCACCTGAGACTACGTTTGGGAAGTCAATACAAAGGAATTGGCAGTTTAATGCTATGTTTATATTTAATCCATTAATGGGATTAAGCAGATTAGATGTAGCTCCTGAGATTCAGCCGTTTCATATATTGGATATAACAATACCAACATATGAGTTTGAGAAGGTAGTAATGATGTATGGACAGGTACCAAAGAGTATGCCTGTATTAAAGTTTGAGGGGTTTAATATAGATGTAGTAATGGAAGAGGATGAAAAGGCTTCTGTTGAGTATTTTATTAATTGGAATCAGAGGAATATTATTAATAAGGATGGTTTATATAATGCGCCAGACGATGCCAAGATAACAGCTTTAATTGTTGAGATACAGGATAAGACAGGAGATCCAGTTATATATTATATTTTTCATGACTTATATTATTTAGCAGCTACACCGGCGGCTTATTCGTATCAAACTAGTGAAAGTATTAAAAGAACAGTAACATTTGGAGTTGATAGAGTTACTGAATATTTTACTAAGCAGAATTTAATATATAAGACGAGTAGTTTATTTAGTTCAATAAGGAAACGTTAATAGGAGGTTTTTATGAGAATGGAAGATGTGAAAGATGGTGAATTGAAATCGTTAGAAAGTAAGCCTGTAAAAGAAACTCGTGATGTACAGAGCGATGAGCAATTAGTTGGAATGGTACAAGCAATGAAGCAGAAAGCACCTATACAACAAGAAGTAAGTGAAAATTCAAATTACTGGGAGATTACTGGATTACCTTCAAAAATGAGGTTTTATGATCCTGTTATGAAGATTTTAGGAAGACCTTTGAAGGTTCCGGAAGTTAAAAAAATATCTTCTATTAATGAAGATAACGGTGATTTTGTTTTAAATGATATTGTTAAAAAAGCTACTAAGAACATTAATTGTGATGATCTGTATGTTGCAGATAAACTCTTTATTATTTTTTGGTTGAGAGCAAATACATATAGGGATAGTGGTTTTATAGTCAATTATACTTGTATGAATAAAGAATGTGGTAAAAAGATAACGCATCATTTTGAAGTGGATGATTTAGATGTACAGTATGTTTCTGATAGTTTTGATCCTAATAAAGAGATTACATTGCTTAGTGGGATTAAAATAAAATATGATTATTTAAGAGTTAAGGACGAACTTTTTATTGAGAAGTTTAGGGAGATTAATTCTGAAGCTATTGGTGAAGTTGATAGTGAGTTGTTATCAATGGCTCAGATGGTTAAAACTATTAATGGAGTTGAAAAGACTTTATTGCAAAAGTATCATTGGATGATTGAAGCTGATCCTAATGATTTTGCATATTTAAAAAGTTATATAGAAAAGAATGGTATGGGAATAAAGCCTTATATTAATGTAAAGTGCGAGCATTGTGGAGGAACAACCCCAGTGGGGATATCCTTTCGCGCAGACTTCTTTATTCCCGATTATAAGTTTGAATGATATACTTGAAATACAGTTTCAGTTAACTTATAATTTACATATATCTTTTAGTGATTTTGATGATATGGAGTTTTATGAATTGATATGGCTTTATGAAAGAGTTGCTGATGAAAAACATAAAGAAAACGAGGCTGAGAATAGTAATAGAAGAGGAATACCAATATCAAAAATGTTAGAGAACGGAAGAATACCAAATGGCTGAAAAACAAGATAAAGGAAACGATTTTTTAACTCATAGTTTTTTGAGAAATACTGCGTTTGCTAAGCAAGAAAACGTTAGCGCACAAAATCGTAACCTTGGTATATTCTCAACTAAAGGTATTAAAGAACTGTTTAATATAACAAAAGAACTTAGAAATATTAATAAAAACTTATTAACTCAAAAAGCATCATCTAATAAAAAAGACTTCGTTCGCCGTGAAGATACTAACTTGAAACTTATTAAAGAAGTAGATGATCTTGAAGAACTAATGAAAGAAAATAATAAGTTACAAAAAAAGAAATCTAGCGGACTTTTAGGAATGATAGGTAATATAGCTAAAATGGGACTTGTTGGCGGAATTGTTGGTTATTTGTTATTTGGTGATAATAAGTATATTAAAGCTGTTCGTGATATGTTTAAAAAAGTAGGTGGATTTATATGGGATGGTTTAAAATGGGTTGGTACAAAAATTAAAGATTGGTGGGATAAAGGTGGAGATAAATTTACACTTGGAATAATGAATAGTATTAAGGATGGATTAATTACAGGTATTAAAGGAATATGGGAATGGGCTAAAAATAATCCAGAACTGGCTATTGGTGGTGGATTAATAGGGGCATTACTTACTGGTAATATTGGTGGGTTAGCTAAGTTATCTACTTCGTTAGCGTCTTTATCATTTGATGTTATGGGTCAAATGGTAAAACATCCTGGGTTTGCTTTAGTATTAGCATCAGCAGCTGCTATTGCATATGCTGGATTTAAAGGAAAAGAAGCGTTTGATATAGAGAATAAACTTCAAAAAGAAGAAGAAGAAAGAAAGCGACAAAATAGGGCAAGAGCCGCGCAAAGACAAAAAGAACAAAATTGGAGTCCGGAAGATATAATATCTGATACATTAGAACAAACAAGAGAAGAAGAATTAAAAGCAAAATTATATTCACAAAAAGGCCATGCCGCAACTGGTACGGTTAAAGGTATATTAAGTAGTGTTGGCGCTGGTGCTGGTGGGGTATTTGGACAACCTAGATTAGGACATAAAGCTGGATTAGCTACCGGTGAGTTTATTAGTAAACATTTTATAAGACGAGAAATACCAAAAGAAGAACGAGCTAAAATGGAATCTGAAATGCATGGTATAGCTAAACGTAGAGGTGAAAGAGCAAAAAAATATGGTTCTTATGTATTTAAAGATCCTGATGAAGTATATCCTGGTATTAAATTAGCTAATCCAGATGTAAATATTGATGGTTTAAATGAAGATGCTTTTAATAATTTGTTGTCTTTAGGTGAGGCATATAAAACTCAAAATCCTGATAAAAGTATTATTATTAATTCAGGATATAGATCTCATGGAAAGCAGCAACAATTATATGCAGAGGCAAAAGCGAAAGGTAGAGAAGGTTATGTAGCTATACCAGGAAAATCACCACACGAATTTGGATATGCCGTTGATATTCAAACTAAAAATGGCGGATTTAATGATTGGTCATTAGCTAGTAATTTTGGATTTCATAGACCTATACCAAGCAAAGAGCCTTGGCACGCTGAATTAGGTCAACATGGTACAACTGTTGATAGTGAGTATGGAGATCCTGTTAATAATAATTTACCTAGAAGCACTATAGAAAGAATAATGAAAGGTGAACAAAATGTGCCTATTGATTTATCTGAAAAGACAATTACTTTATTAGCTGATGCTTTAGGTATGTCAATGAAGGGAGTTATGCCAAAAGGTTCAACACCAAGAGTTAGTTTTGATACGAGTATGAGGAGCTAATATGGGATTTATATCAGGAGCATTTAATAAAAGTGTGTTTGATAAATCTTCATATAAAGCGGCTATTGGAGATACTAGTATTGATGGAACTAATGGATATGCTGTTATTAAAATCAAACCTGATTATCCAAGAAGTAATGAAGAAGAAGATCCTGTAATAATAGGAGTAATTCAAAAAGACGGATTATCTTTTTCATTAGATGCTAATTGGCAAGAGTTAGGCGGATTGGCAGGATCTATTTTTCCAACAATGGCTACTAAATTTAGGGGAGCATATGAAGTAGCAAATAATGCTTCAATGATAGCTGGTAATGCAGATTTTGGAGCAGTAGCAGCATCTAGAAAGATCTATCAAAAAAGTGGATATTTAAAAATTAATCCTAATATAAGAATAGTTGATTGGAAAGGTGTAGGTCAGCCTATAATGTCAGCGATAATATTATTAACTTATATTACTCCATCAAATGTACCGTTATTAACAGCAGAACAATTAAATAATGAAATAAAAGAATTATATGCAAAAATTAAAGATAAATTAGGAGATAAAGCTAACGAAATATTAGATAAAGTTGAAGGAATTTATAGTAATGCAACAAAAGAAATTTCTGAAGCAACTGATAATATAACAATGAATAATAAATTAGGTGGAGTTTTAAATTCAACGAAGAATCAATTATCTGACGTTGAAAAGGATTATTCATTAAGATCTTCACCAGTGCCATTAACAGTTTCAATTGGGCAATTTTTTAAAAGAAGTGATATGATTATTGAAAATGTAAGTATAAATTTTTCAAAAGAAATGACATTAGCAGGTCCTTTATATGTTGATATAGATATATCAATGAGTTCTAGAAAAATAATTTCAAATGTAACTGATATAGGTATTATATTCCCTGATAATAAATCTAGAGTGTATTATATTGGCGCAAGTGAAAATTCAACAGGTATTTAATTATGGCGATGAATAAATTTAGAAGAACTAATTTTTATGTACAAGAAGAAGTAGATGAGGTATTAGAGAATGATCTTGTAAATAATTATTGGGACTTATTTAAAATTAAAAGAGAGATGTCGTTTGTGACTATAGGTAGAACATTTATAGCCAGACCAGATTTATTAAGTTTAAAAGTTTATGGTATTGTTGATTATTGGTGGATATTGTGTAAGCATAATAAGATTGATGATGTATGGAATGATATGACGATTGGAGATGTAATAGAAGTTCCAGATGTTCAGGATATAAATGATTGGTTTTCTGATGTGTTGATTGCAAAAAAGAAAAAATAAGGAAGATTAATGAATGGCCGGAATTTTACAACCAGCTGGGCAACAGTTTTTATGCTCTTTAGTTATTAAGGGAAACCAATATAATTCCTTAAATATAAATTATTTGGTCATTAGAGAGTGGATTTTTAATATAATACCTACAGTAGAAATACAATTTTTAGATGAAGGCTATTTAACTGAAGCAACTCCGCTAGAAGATAATGAAGATATTATAGTAATATTAGCTAAACACGAAGGCGACGAAAATCCTTTACAAATGACTTTTTCGTTAGACGATTATGAAGTTGGCGTTATTGGCGATAATAGAAAAACAATAATCACAATGACCGGTCATTTAAAAGTAGAAGATTTTTTCACTACTAAAAATAGAAGTTTATCAAGACGAGATTCTGCTTCAGTATTAGAACAAATAGCCCAAGAAGCAAATATTGCATTTACTAATCCACAAAATGTTAAACCTACCGATAATATGGTATGGTATCAATCAAATATTAGTAATTTTGCTTTTGTGAAACATGTATTGAAAAGAGCATATATTCCAGAAGATTTACCATTGTTCTATGCTAACTCTAATAATAAGTTTGTATATACTTCATTGTTTGCTGAATTAAATAAACAAAAATTAAGAAAAGCTAAGTTTAATGTAGAACAATTTGAAATGAACGTAAAAGACGATAACGATAAAGATGAAACTATTTGGTTTAATGCTTATGATATTGTAAACTATTCTGGCTTCTATAATAAAATATTCGGATATGGTGTATCAGTTAATTATTATGATTTAGACCAAGAAAAAACTGTAAACTATTCTGATATAACAAAAGTAACTGATTTATCATATAGAGATAAGAATTTGAAAGGTAAACCTGTTTTTAATAGAAATGCAGGAGATTTTATTAACTCTAATGTTTATAGTGAAGAGTACTTTGAAACATATGCTAAAAATAAATTTATACTACATAACTTTTTTGCAATGGGTATGATAATTAATATAAACGCTCTAGAAACAGTTAATTTAATGGATACTATTCATATAGAAATACCTTCACAAATGAAAGAAAATAATATAAACGAAGTAATGACAGGAAAATATATAGTAGCAGGAATACAACACGAAGTATCAAACGGCGGCTATTATAAGAAAAAGATCTCAATACATAGAAACGGTATGAATAAAAGCGTTGCCTTAGGTAATGATCATATATATCAGGTCGAAAAATCATGAAAGAAACTATAAGAAAACAAATGGGTATGACGCCTTATGAAATTCAAAAGGAGATGCTAGACGCTGAACCTACGGATAAAATGTATGGAGATTATACTGGTATAGTGGTTAATAATAACGATCCTGACAAACAAGGTAAATGCCAGATAAGAGTTTATGGTGTGTTTGGGGATGAAGTGCCAAACAGCGATTTACCGTGGGCTTTACCAGACTTTAATTTTGTTGGTAGTAAAGTAGGTTCTTTTACAGTTCCACCAAACAATGCATTAGTTAAGGTATATTTTGATAGAGGCGATATATATTTGCCTCATTATACCACTAAAGCTGTTAAATCCAATAGCTTACCAACACAAAAAGATACTGACTATCCAAATAATATAGTTTTAATTGAAACAGACGATGGAGATTATATTACATTCAATAGAAAAACTAAAGTAATTAAGTTTTATCATCATACAGGATCTCAAATGATTATAAATAAAGAGGGTGAAGCTGTAATACATTCCGCCCCATCAGTTAGATTAGATTCAACAACTCAGGTTATTCTAGGGGATTCTGGTGGATATGTTGTAACAGCTCCTAACCCTGGTCAAATAGTAACTCAAAGTGGTGCAATTTTAACAGCACAAGTAAAAATTAGAGCATAAATGGCAACTTTAGGTGAAATATTAAAAATAGATTATAAACAAAACTCAATGACACTTGAAGAACTACAGGTTGCTTTGAGTAGTGCTTCTTCTTTGCCTATTCTATCAAAACAGCCTAGCGTTTTAGCGGCTATATCTGCCGTTACATCCGCATTAACAGCATATACAATAGCTATCAAAGTTTACAATACTTTATATGCTTTAATGCCATCAATCAAGATAGCTACTAAAGCGGCGGCAATTCCATTAAATCCAGCTATGGCAACTGAAGTAGCACAAGATATTCTTCTTCAAGCTCAATCTATTATTATGGAACAAGCAAATCAATTAATAGTTAATGTTAAAAACTCAGTACTTAATTTAGAGGTTTCAGGAACTTAAATGGCTATTGATAGTGAAAGAATATATGAACAAATTGTAGATAGATTAAAAAAAGTCTATACTACTGTTACTACGCCATTAAGTGCAGATTCAAACGGAGACTTAGTTTATACTGAGAAGTCTATTTTTCCATTTGATCCAGAAAAACTAACAAGCGCAATGGGTAAAGATTCAAGTGATAATGATATATTGCCTACATCTGCTATTGTTAATTTAACATATAATGATGATTTATATTATAATGATAAAAAATATACTAATATAGAATCTGTTGTATTAGCTATATCAGAAGAAATAGAACATCAATTAAAATATGAATGGACTTTAGATGATATAAGTGATGTTAGCGCTACTA